CTGGACCGACAATCTTATCCATGTGCGGGGCAGCAAAGTAAAAGCTCAGGATCAGCATTATTGCGCCAGTCATTCCGTCGCTATGCTCCTGCGTCAGTATCGACGCTTCCTTCAGTCTTTCACCCGTCTCTGGGTCTACGAATATCGCAGCAACAACCAGTCCCCAGGCGGCGATGTATTGCAGTAGCCACACAAAAGTTATGGATACGGCAATAAGCCTCCGCGCTAGCTTCTGTCCGGTGGTGTTGCCCATCCACTCGACGACCATCCCTCTAGCCTTCTGGCGCTCCTGTGCTGCGTCCTGAGCCTTTTCCTCGTCGGTATACACCAGCGCATCAAGCCCACGATTAATGCCGCTCACAGCGCCTTCCAAAGCCTTCTCAGACCCGAAGATTTTGCCCATGAGATTAAGCATCAGACTCGCCTTTCAGTATTTTAATCAGACCATCAACGTCGAATAGCGGGTAATTAGCCTGGCAAGTAGCACAAGTCAGCAGGTTGTTGGCCTCGTTATTCACATCCATCTTCCACGCAAACAAACCGCCTCCACACTCTAGGCACCAGACGTTAATCGCCTCGATGCCTACGGACTGCTCGTCCTCTTCGAGAGACTTCTTGTACCCGTCGATGCTAGTTAGCTTGGGCATTGCGCGCCCTCCGAATGTCGCAGCGATACCGCTCCACTTCACCGAATTGCTTGTCGTGAACAATGCAGAACATATCTCTGCCAGATCGATAGCCGGAGTTAGTATGCCAAGCGTCACGACTTGCGAGCGTCCTGAAGCTTTCGACCACAGACCCTCTCAGCTCTTGCTTGGTGGTGTGGTGGATATGGCCTGTAAACCAGTAGCGATGGTCAGTCCCCGCCCACAGCTCAGGCTTATCCGTTGCCATGATCTCTGACAGCGTATTCAGTTTTACCGTGTCGCCGTGCGTGAACCCTATGGCTACGCGCCCGTGCTGGACGTAATTGAATTTATTGGCAGTAGGTAGGATCTCTACCCTTGGCTCGTCTCGGAAATAAGCGCCGAGGAATGCGCTAAGCATCACCGACGAATGGTCGTCGTGATTACCGATGCAGTTCACCACCGTCACTTGCGGGTGCTTGGTTAGTGCCAAGTTAATCAAATCAACCATCAGCGTGCAGCCAGCCTGGAGGACTTCCTGCCAGACGCCATCCACATCGACGAAGGTTCCCCGCGTGGTTGTGTTCTTCTGGTTGTCAGCGTGAAAGAAGTCGCCAAGATTAGCGATCAGCGCCCTATTGCTTTTAGGCGCTACCCGCACCAGCTTAGAAGTCGCTGCGAGCAGATCTTCCCTTGCGATCTTGAGATCGAAGCTTTCACCGGATTGGGCAGCATAGGCATAAGCACCGATATGGGGATCACCCATCACATAGCACGAGAGCAAGTCTTCATTGTCGGTCGTTGGCGCTTTGCGGGGCCTGTACACCCCCTTGTAGTCAGCCATCGAGTCGAAGATAGCCGATTGGATTAGCTGGAGCTTTTCGTTCTCGTTAACCTGGGTCTTGACCCACTGGGCAGATACCGCTCCGTCTTTATCGTAGAGCGTCGACGTACCCTTCACGCTGAATGGCGAGGGAACCTCGCGCGTCATATCGTTGTCAGGTGATACGCCCTGTAGCGCAGCCTTGCCGCGTATACGGGCCATCGTGAGTTCAGCAGTACGGTTAACGATGCCGAGATAAGGCCCGACTTCCTGCATTGTGTTGCAGGCTAAGGCAGCGTCTAGAAGATTGTTCTGCGCCTTCGTCGTCGCGAACGGGCGCAGGTATTCGTATCGAGTCATCAGCCCTGCGCCAGTCTTCCGGCCACTTCTGCTGCGCGCGTAGGAGTCTGTTTAGCCCAGAGACTGTCGAGAGCATCGTCAGCGGCCGCTAGCCAGTTCTCTGCTTTGAGGCTGGAGATCATGTTCTTAAAGCCAGCAACGCCCTCCACGCCAAGCTGATAGCACATTTCTACGATGCACTCTTGCCGCGCCTGGTTAAGATCTGTGAACCACAGGTTTTTAGACATTTGCGCGTAAATCACGTTGACGTAATCAGCGAGTAGAGCTTCAGCGATAGGCTCAGGGATTCCGTGACCGCCATTCTCGATCATCGTGCCATAGCCGATTGTCAGCCTGCCCTCGCTGCACTCGTAAGCAAATCGGCGGTAGCCCTCATGCGCCTTAATGCGCTCAATCAAACCTTCACTCATCGCTTAGCTGTTTTCTCAGCTTCAGCAAAGTCCATCGCGCTGGGCCTGCCCTTCTCGCCCTTGGCGCGCATCCTCTCAGGCGTTTTACCTGCCGCTTTCTGCGCAGCGATCCGCTTCTTTTTCGCGTGGATATTGGCGTACAGTCCAGGCTTTTCGAGTAATCCAGGCATCTTAACTCCAGATTGATAATGCAATTTTGACAGCCGACGCAGCAGCTATCAGCAGGACAACTGGCAGCGCAAGCATCAG